CACCGGGTTCACATTTACCGGCACCGGCATTTCCTCCACCGCGCAACCTGGCAACGCGCTCGCCTTCACCACCGCCGTCGTCAGCGGCTCGAACAACTGGGCCGTCACCGCAGCGCACGCCGCAGGCACCGGCGACTATTTCGACAACAAAGGCGTCTCTGGCACAAACCTCGCCGCCTCCCGCGCCTCCGGCACTGCCACCGACACCACCAGCGCCCCCACGATTACCGGCGTCCACCCCTTCTATCACCTCAAATCCTCCAGCCCGATCAGCGCCGCCGCGATGGTCACCGCCATCCAAAACGGCACCGCCACCAAGATCATCGCCGACTCCACCGGCACGCTCACCATCCCCTACGCGCCCAGCGCCCAATACCTCGCCATCGCCTACCCTTCCACCAGCACGACGAAGACCCGCTATTTCGTCACCGCGCTGGATAACGGCGCGATCACCGTCGTCTTCGCCCCCGTCGCCACCCTCAGCGTCACCACCGCACTCTGGACGCAGAGTTACAAAATCCACACCTCCAGCGGAGCGCTCACGAACTCCGCCGCGAACATCGAATTGAGGAACTCCTGATGCCCACCGGAATCGAACTCTCAGCCGGAATCGTCGTAGGAGCCGCCAAGCCCATCGATGCCAAGTTCGGCCCCTACGCCAGCACCGCCGCCGCGCTTGCCGACATCGGCCCCGCCCTCCGCTACAAAGGCCTGACCATCGGCATCGAAAGCGGCAGCGCCGTGGTCGAATACTGGTTCCGCGACGGCACCACAAATGCCGACTTCGTTGAAAAAATCACCCCGCTCGAGGCCACAAATATCATCGGCCTTTCGGATTTCATCATCGCTGCCGCCCCCGGACTCTCGATCAACACCACCGTCCGCATCGGCGACGGCACCAGCGTCACCTTCCCGATTGACGGCCTTGTCAGCAGCGACCCCGAGCATGTCCTTGTCGCCCTCAACGGCGTCGCGCAAACCCCCACCACCGACTACCTCGTCAGCGAAGCCACCGGCACGATCACCTTCGACGAGCCGCCCGCCGCCGGAATGCAAATCTCCTGCACCGCCCTTGGCCTGCGCACCGTCCAGCCGCCAATCGATCCCACCCTCTACCTCTCCGCATTCGACATCAGCGCCAACGGCCTCACCACCTACAGCGGCCGCCTCCTCAATGCCGACCGCCCCGCCGCGCCAGCACTCCCAGAGACCGCCACAAGCTGGACCGTCAAGCGATCCACCCTCAACGCCGCCGGCCAAATCCTCGCCACCGCCTCCGCCACCGGATCGTGGGCTAACCGCACAACGCTCTCCTACACATGACGACAATCACCGAGAGCAACATCAGGCAGACGCTCGACCTCTCCTCGTTCGAACTCACCCTCCCGCCGAGCGTCGTCGAATACCCGAGCCGCTCGAGCTTTCCGAGCATCGGAAAACCCGACCGCCTCTACATGGCCCTTGACGAGGGAATGCCCTACCGATGGAGCACCACCGCGAGCGCCTACGCACTCATGATCCCCGTGATCGACGCTGGCATTTTTTGACAATCACCCCACCACGAACAGCCCAACCAACCACCACCAACACCTAATTAGCCATGGCCAATCCAATCATCAAAATCAAACGCGGTTCAGGCGCTCCCGTCAGTCTTCAGACGGGCGAGCTGGCAATCGACACACTGAACAAAAGCCTCTTTGTAGGCACAGCCGAAGGCGTCCTCGCCATCGGCGGCGAGCATGTCTTCGCCAAGAAGACCTATGTTGACAGCGCCGTTTCGAGCGAGCAATCCGCACGCGAAGCAGCCGACACGACGCTCACCACGAACCTCAATGCGGAAATCTCCCGCGCTGAAGGAGCCGAAAGCGATCTCGCTGACGACATCGCTGCCGAGACATCCGCCCGCCAGTCCGCGATCAGCTCCGCCGTTTCCACTTTGGAAGCAGCCGACACCGCTTTGGACGGCAAGATCACCGTCGAGAAAGGCCGAATCGATGCGATTCTCAGCGCCTCCTCGGCCGACAAGGATAGTTTCGCGGAAATCGTCACCCTGATCAATTCGGTCGATCTGACCAACGACAACGCCCTGGCAGCCGCCATCCTCTCTATCAACGACGACATCGCCGCTGAAGAGACCGCACGCATCGCTGGCGACTCCGGTCTCCAGACCTCGATCAATGGCGTCTCGAGCGACCTCAGCGCGTTGACCACAAGAGTCACCGCAGCGGAAGCAGATATCGTTTCGGAAGAGTCCGCCCGCATCGCCGCAGTCTCAGCCGAAGCCGCTTCCCGCGCTTCGGATGTGTCCGGCCTCGAGTCCGACATCGCCGCAGTTCAGAGCAATCTGGATTCGGAAAGCTCGACTCGTTCGACAGCCGATACCTCGTTGTCCAACAGAATCACGACCTTGGAGAACGCCAGCGCGGACAGCCGCCTGGACGCAGTCGAGGCCGATGTCGCCGACCACGAGACCCGCATCAGCGCTCTTGAGTCCACGATCGACGGCGGAACCTACTAACCAGCCCACCAACCCCGGCGGGGCGCTCCATAGCGCTCCGCCAAGCGGGGGGTCTAACTCCGCAAAATCAAAATCCGGCCCATGCCAAACCCAATCATCAAGCCCAAATCCTCGACCGTAGCGTCGAAAGTCCCAGCCGCCTCCGACCTGGCCTTGGGAGAAATTTGCGTGAACCACGCAGACCGGCGGCTCTATTCGCGCAACCCCAGCACGGGACAGGTGTATAAATTAGCAGGCACGAAAGACGCCCCCGATCGCGTATGGGCCTTTGACCTCTCCAGCGACGGCACCACCACCTACCTCGGATTCCTCCTTTACTCGGAATTTCCGTCCACCGGCTCGGTGTATGACAGCCCGAGCTGGGAAATCTCCCGAACCATCTTCAACGCCGCAGGCACATCCAGCACGGAATCCAGCGCCACCGGCGCGTGGTCTTCCAAAGAATCTCTCCAATTTTCCTAACCAACCAGCACCACCATGAAAGCCACCAACCCAATCGAAATCGACGGAAAATCATTTGACCGTTATTCACTGAACCTCATCGTGTCCGGCTCTTATAACGCCGCTGGCCAGCCAGACGCCTCTGTAGTCTGCAACCTTGTTCCTACCCGCATCGAAGACGGCACGATCCACACCGCCCCTGCCGCGATGGTAAACATCCGCCTCGGCAAGCTCGACCAAGCCGACGCCGAAACACTCGCCGCCGTCACCGCGATCCAATCCGCCCTCCAAACCTTCATCAACTCGAAAGGACTCTAAGCCATGGCAACACGACGCGCAGTAGCAAACGGCAACTGGTCCGCCACCGGCACATGGAACGGCGGCGTCCTCCCCGGAAACGGAGACACCGTTTACTCAAATGGATTCACCGTCACCATCGACCAAAACATCACCATCGGAGGAGCCAACAACCCCCTCGTCAGTGCAGGGTCATTCGTCTCGGGCCAATGGTATGAAATCACCAGCGTCGGCACTACCAGCTTCACAGGTATCGGTGCCTCTGCCAACACGGTCGGAATTGTATTCCTTGCTACAGGAGTTGGATCGGGAACTGGTCAAGCCCGCGCTCGCGCCACGATTTCAACGGCCACCAACGCCGCAGCAGGCGCAACAACCGGAGGCGGCGGATTTACCATGTCCACCACCTACAACATGGATTGCGACATTCGCGCTGGCACAAGCGTGTGCTTAACTCTCTCCGGCTCTAACAACGCCACCATTTCAAACGCCATCGTCATTGGTGGAACCACAGCAAGCTCGCACGGAATATCAAACGCAAGTTCTGGAACCGTCACACTTAATTCTTCTCCATTATTGGAAGCATCAACCACAAGTATCACTGCTCATGCAGTGTTTCATAATACATCCACAGGCATTTTATCAGTAAACTCTTGTCCAAGTATTATGACCCGATCTAATAGTGGGAATGCGATTTGCAACAATTTGGCCGGAACAGTAAATGTGGCAAACTCTAACATCACTGGAGGAGCATTAGGATTTGGTGATATGACTGCCATTTTGAATGTTTCAACAGGAACAATTTCAGTGGATTCTTCGACACTTACCGGAGGTTCAGGAACTAGCGCAACTAGTTATGCAATACGAAATAACAGTTCAGGAAGCATAGCTGTTACTAACTCAACAATTATCTCAGGACCAAGCTCTAACGGGGTCACCGCTCACGCAATTCGCAATGTATCCACTGGCACAATTTCAATATCAAGTTCAACAATCACAGCACTCAACGGCGTGCCCGCAATCGACTCCACAGGCGGCAGCAACCGTTTCAGCGGCACATTCATAAGCAGCGCCAACGGCACTCAGCCATTCAATTCCACACGCTGGATTCTCAATAGCAGCCCCACAGCCAGCTACATCCAGCACGCCCTCGACGGCATCAACGCCAACAGCTTCGTCCGCTACTACACCGCCGACACCTCGCTTGGCCAAGCCAACCCAACGGATGTCCGCAGCGGCGTGAGCTACGCAAGCGGCGCCCTCACTGGCCGCCTCACCGTCCCGGCTCGCGGTTCAGTCGCGCTCTCGGTAAACTACGGCCCCTCAATGCCATTCACGGCAACGCGATCCGGCACGACCGCAACGGCCACGCTGGCCTACAGCTACCCGCTCGTCGTCGGAGACGAGTTTACGGTCACTGGCGCATCGAACTCCGAGTGGAATAGCACCTACACCATCGCTTCGGTCGTGAGCGGCACATCGGTGACATTCACCGTGCCAAATACGCACTCTGCCACCGCAGGAACAGGCGCAGTGATGCAAACAACCGGCACAGCCGTGCTTGATCCAACTGCCGTTGCAGCAGCCGTCTGGGGCGCGGCCAGCCGCACCATCACCGGCGGATTGGTCGATACCGCGACAACCCTTACCAACGCGCCAACCGTGCCGACGCCGAGCCAGATCGCCTCACAGGTGAGAACGGAGCTATCCACCGAGCTTTCGCGCTTGGATGTCGCCACCAGCACCCGCGCCGTGGCCGCTGACATCCCGACCTCGGACATCTCGGCAATCAAGGCCAAAACCGACAGCCTACCGGCTTCGCCCGCAGCGGTCTCCGACATCCCGACCGCCGCGCAAATCTCCGCAGCTGTCGAAGGTTCACTCCTCAACGAGGCAGACGGCCAAGCCGTGCTCAACGCCCTCGTCGGCGCCATCGGTAACCAGAACCTCAGCGAAGTCTCCCTCGTCGCTGCCGTCCGTGCCGACCTCGAGCGCAACGGCGGAAAGCTCGACAGCATCCCCACCGATGCCGCTCCGAGCGCGGCCTCTGTGGCAACAGCCGTCTGGTCCGCAAGCACCAAGGAAATCACCGGCGGCACCGTCACAACGCTGACCAACTCGCCCGATGTCCCGACCGAGGCCGAAATCGCCAGCCAAGTCCGCACCGAGCTTTCTGTTGAACTCGGGCGGATCGATGCCGCCATCAGCTCCCGCCTCGCGCCATCCGGCACCTTGGCGACCGTCACGACCCTCACTAATGCGCCATCCGTGCCAAGCGCTGCCGCCATCGCCGACGAGGTGCGCGTGGAACTCGCCACCGAACTGGCTCGCCTCGACGCCCCGGTCAGCGGTGCGACAGCCCCAAGCGCCGCCACCGTGGCCACGGCAGTGCGCTCGGAGCTCGCCACCGAGTTGGCCCGAGTCGACCAAGCCGTGAGCACCCGCCTCGCCGGTTCGGCCTACACCGCTCCAGCCAATAGCGATGTCGCCGCGATAAAAACGAAGACCGACGCAATCAATGTGGATCGCATCAACAACACCGCGACCACGGCCATTGTCGGGAATCTTTTAGCTCAGGCGAATAGCTAATGAGCACAGAAGTTGTCCGAAACAGACCAGGTGTAAAAATGAGCGTCGGCGAGTTCATCGCCGCGCTCGCCCTGGTGGCAACCGTATTCTCGGCATCGCAAGCCTGGTGGATTCTTCCCGAAAAAGTTTCCCGCGTGGAGGTGGAAAACGAAAAGCAGGAAGCTCGCCTGCAAAAGATCGAATCCACCGCCGCCGACCGCGCCGAGACATTGGCCCGCATCGATGAGCGCACCAAACGCATCGAGCAAATCCTCGCCAACCGTCCGTGATCCTTTGACACCCCCTCATTGACATGAAAGCACTCTTCTTTGTCCTCGATCGTCTCAGCGAAAACAGCACCTGGCGCGGTTTGATTTTGGTCGCCGTCGCCCTCGGCGTGAAGATCGAGCCTGAGATGCAAAACCAGATCATCGCCGCCGGCCTCGGCCTAGTCGGCACGATTAATATTTTCCGAAAAGGGAAATAATGAACCCCAAGCAAGTCGCCGCCGTGTTGATGATCCTCGGCTGGCTCTTCCTCGCAATGGCATTCCTCACTTCCTGCGTGAGCGTCCCCGTGCCTCCATTCGGCGACCGCATCGGCGAGGCTGGCACTTTGCACCTCCGCGCCACGGTCCGCTTTGAGCCACGCCTCAGCGAAGGCGAAGCCTCCAACCGAGACCTCTGGAACGCCCTCGGCGAATTCCAGAAATCCATCCCCGCGCTGAAAGACAAGTGATGCTCTCGCTCCTCGCTCGATTCTTCATGTTGCCTAAGCCCGCGCAATCCCCCGCGCCTGCGCCTGAGCCGAAGCCCGCGAAGACAGCGCCGAAGCCCGCCAAAACCTCCGCCACCATCAAGCCCGAGCCGAAGTTTTATCAGCAGACGAACAAGCGCACCCCCAACATCTCAGCGGGCCGCGTCATCAAGCCCACCCATGTGATCTTGCACCACACGAGCGGAGCCTACGCGGGCAGCGTCTCCTGGTGCTGCGATCCCGTCAGCAAAGTCTCCTACCACTGCATCATCGCCAGAAACGGCAAACGAACCGCCCTCGCCCTGCCGAGCCAGAGAACATGGCACGCCGGGGTCAGCTCGTGGCAAGGCCGCAAAGACGCCAACTCATTCTCCATCGGCATGGCATGGGAAGGCGACACCTACCCAACTCCGCTCAGCGAAGACGCCCTCCTCAGCGCCGTGGAATACTTGTTGCCCATCCTCCGCGAAAACAACATCCCCCTCGCAAACATCCTCCGCCATGCCGACATCGCTCCCGGCCGCAAAACCGATTGCTCCCCCGCCGCCCACGCCGCGCTTTTAGCGGCTCTCAATAAGGTCCTCTAGGGCAACAACGGGCAACACTCCCGTAAGTCATTGAAAAACAAACCCAAGAAAGCGACTTAAAATCCGTTTTCGCGAAAGCGGAGTGCGGGTTCGAGTCCCGCCGCCGGCAGAGCGCTTTGTGACGATTTGGGCTAGGTTTTATGCGGGTTGGCGGGCAGGTGGCTTCTTGAAACAACGGGAGGGATGTGGAGGCTAGTGGAAGAAAATAGTTGAGAATTTGGGCAACACGGGCAACAAGTGGGCAACAGCATGAGCGCCTATCTTGTCACTCCCTACCCGCAGCGGCCTTCGACGCCTTGGAAGTTGACCATCCCGCAGAAAATTTTTGGCAAAAGGATTCGCCGGTTTTACCGCACCGAAGCCGAGGCTTGGGCGGCTGGTCCGGGGTTGCTGGAGAAACTTCAGAAAGGTGGCACGGATTCGCTCGCGGAGGAGCAGGCGAGGGGTATGTCGATGAAATCCGCGGTGCGGGATTACATCGCCTCCAAGGTGGGCAGCTCGGAGCGGCACAGGGACAAGTTGGAAAAGATTTGCGGGGAGCTTTTGGAGGCATTCCCTGGCGCGGTGGCGGCGGTGTCGCCCATGCAAGCGGCGAGGGTCTTTGGAAAGATTAAGGGCGCGCCGACGACGCGGGCGGGGTGGCATCGTTATGCTTCTGGTTTTTTCCGCTGGTGCGTGGATATGGAGTTGTTGGACCGAAATCCATTTCGCCGCGTCGTGGCGCCGGAGGCTGAGAGTAAACGGTCACTGATTTCGGCGAAGGAACTGCGGGCGATCTTGGATGCGGAGATGTCGGATGCTTTGCGCGCTTGGTTTCTTCTCGGTGCCTTTGCGGGCCTGCGGTCCATCGAGGTCCATCGAATGCGGTGGGAGGATGTCGATCCCAAGACCGGCCAGATTGAGGTTCGGCGGGAGGTTTCTAAACAGAGCTCGGGCCTGCCGGAGCGGATCGTGGATTTCACGGAGCCGCTGGCGAGGCGGAAGGAATTTTTCAAAGGAAAATCGGGGCTGATCGTG